ATGGGATAAGCTCGCTCGCTATTCCTATATTTGGCTTCCATTTCATCAACTCTGCGCCACACATCTGAAGAGAAATCTATACCATCTGGGTATAACTCACTCGGCGAATTAATAAGAAAAGCTTTTTTGGTTTTACACCAAGGATGACCCATAGAAGTACTCCTCTTAATTGAATCAATAAACTTAACACCAGGTATACCATTAACAGCTTCATAGCGTGTCAGCTTATGAAGACGCTTCTCCCAATTCAGTGGTAGACCACGATATATATCTTGAAGAAAGGATTTTGCTACCGTATGGATCTCACACCTACTATGCTGAAAAGAAGGATGAATCATATCAAGCAAATTATTGCGCCAAGGTTTCCAGTTTTTCATGCTAGGTGGTCCATGTTTAACATCATATTCAAAATAAGAACTAACACGAGTATGTTCAGGCGTCAAGCACACTTTCGACCGTGGGTTAACACGAAATCCCTTCAGTGTTCCATAAACATTTGCAGTCCCATCTTCACAATATCTTACAAGAGATTTATGATGTAAACCGCATATAGCGAAATTCGAATCAGACACATTCAACGTTGGCTCACCTCCACCACAAATTATCATCCTGCCTAATATGTCATCACACATAGAAATCAATTGATCAATAGATGAGCGAGTCACGCTCATAAACCCAACAGTATTATTGCGTCCTAGTAAGTGTAAACCAACAATAAAAGGTCCACGTGGGCTTTGATTAACAAAAATGGAACCACACTGACCCTCGCGAGTCAACGTGTCTATATGTGCCATATAAATCATAGAATCAATTTGCAATTGCTCCAGATGAATATGTTGCAAAGTTGCAGCACGCACAACACCATCTTCAATTAGACCCTGTTCATTGCGTCGCAGAAAGAAACCTAATGAAACATCCCCATTTTCTTTTTCTGTCCAATACTTCAAAATATCCTTAAAAGGGGGCACAGATCGAACCAATACCATTGCCAAGTCAGTGCCAGATAGACGACAAATATCTTCAGGAAAAAGTCTAAAACGCACATTCGGAGTTATACCAGCAGAAACATCAGACATTATAATAGTAACATCATATGTTTTACCTTTTGACTCCTCTCCTAAATCCAATTCAGGAAAAGCGTGATTATTGGTTAACAAGTATTGTCCTTTAACAAAGACACCACAAATATCCTTAATTATATTTACCTGTCTCTCTTTACAATAAAAACGAATTTGCAACTTGACACAATTCTTTTGAAACATTCCAATTAACTGCTCACGAGGTGCCTTTGCAAGACTCCTCGATGGTAACGGAATATCAAATGAGGTCAAAGAAACTTCTTTCTTATACCAAACATTCTCACTCGTTTCTTTTTCAAACCTATTATCAATAATTTGCTGAGTATTTTCATCACCTTGTATATTCAAATCTTTATCACTTTTTCCTTTATTCACAAAGTTATACGTAGCATAAAGCGATAAACATAGGCCTAATGCG